GGATTAAAAAAAATGAATAGCGAGAATAAACAGATAATAGAAAATCAAATTAAAGTAATTAATGAAATTAGTTAAAAAAATCAATCTGAAATAGCTAACAAGATATTAAAAGAATATTTAATTTTAAGTATTGATTATAGTTTAATATTGCTTGACAGAGAAGAACTTTACAAACAAATAGATAGTAATAAACAAGATATAGATAATGCAATAACTTTATTGACAGAAAATAATATTTTGATAAAAATAAAAGAAAATGATAATATATATTATAGCTTGAATGAAAAATATTTTAATGATAATAATATATAATAAATAAAGAGAGAGTAAAAAAAAATGGAAAATGTAGATGATAAAGTTAATTATCAAGTCTTACTTGAAAAAGACTTTAATAAAAAAATAGACTTGATTAAAGACAAGACTAATATATTACATTTTTCGACAGGAGCGGACAGTGTCGCATCATTTCTTAAATTAAGAGAAAATGGAATTGAACCTATTTTAATATATAAATATTTCATTCCACATTTAAAAATGGTTGATAATTATATAGATTACTTTCAAAACAAGTTTAATGTTAGAATATATCAATTATCGCATCGCATGTGGGGAGAAATGATAGGCAATTTACAATTTCAAAAACCAATGGTAGAAAAAAAAGGCAATAAGTTATTTAATAATTATTATATTCAATTAGCCCACGCTTTCGGTAAAGATTTAAGTGCATTCGATATGTTTTTAGACAATATATTTGGTAAAAATGCAATTTATCATTATGGGCTACGATATACGGACGGTATAAATAGATTTAGACATTTAAGAAAAGCTGGAGTTATGTTTAATAATAAGTTTTATCCGATTGCATCGTTTAAGATTTCGGATATTCAAGCAATATTAAAAAAACATAATTGTAAATTACCTATTGAATATGGTTTATGGGGGATAAGTTTTGAAAGTCCGAGAGCGTGGAATATAGGACTTATAAAAGAGCATTGTAAAGAAACTTATAAACAAATATTAGGACATTTTCCTTTAATTGATTATGAAATGTATAGAGAAAAATATAATAAATTAAATAGACATTTTACAACAAGATTAAGTCAATATTCGCAATTTGCAATATCAAAAGAGGAGTATGCGGAATGGTAAGACAAGTAAAAATTAATAAAGAAAATACTAAAGAAGCACAATTAAAAGAGCTTGAAACTTTAGAAAATGAAACTTATGAAGATGTGGAAGCTATAAAGAGAGAGAGAGACAGAGAGCTTGAAATGGATACAGCTTTTTATTTTTCGGTTATCTTTAATGATAGAGAAGAAAGAGATGCATTTTTGAATAAATATAAAATAAAATTGCATGATAATTATTCAGTAATTGCAAAAGATTTTATTAAAGCAATAGAAAATAAATAAAACTACCTAATATTTTTTAAATACCTTATGCCTGCATAATTTTTTTTTATGCGGGCTTTTTATTATTGCTCACTATAGAATAATATTGATATTATTCCTATAATATTGATATTATTCCTATAATATTGATATTATTCCTATAAATTTAAATTTTTGGAGGTATCAAATATGTTTAGACGATTTACTAGTGCGGTCGGTAATGCCGTTAATCGTGCAAGAGGATGGGTAAACCGTAATATTAGAGGACAAAAAGGTTTGCCAAATTATTCCCGCTCAAGCGTGCGAGGAGCAACGGGTTAATTCTATATTCGAGCGTATCTTAATATGGGATTGAAGAACACCGAGTCCGCTTTAATTACAGAGTTAAAGCGGACTTTAGAATTAAAAGAAGCCGAACTTGAAGACGGCACGATTGTCTCTAATAAAGAGGCTATTTGTCAATTACTTATAGGAAAAGCATTGCAGGGCGATTTACTTGTAATAGATTTAATTGCAAAGTTGGTAAAATAAAATGAACGACAAAAATAAAAAATACCAAGAAAATTTAAAAACGATTAATAAATCTTTATTACAAGGCGATAGCATTACTATAGAAAAAAAGAAAAAAAACGCTATCAATATAAAATATAATAATGAAATTATATACACTATCGGCGGTGATAAACCTATAAAATATACATATGAATATAAACTTAAATTATTAAGAAAATTAGTAGAATATATCGAAACGGAAGAATACCCAACCGTCCCAGATTTTTGTAGAAAACATAGAATATATAAACAACGACTTTATGAATTTGCAAACGAAAAAAGTTTAAATAAAGACGATTTAGGAAAAGAGCCTATAGGACAATACTATTCGGACTGTTTAAAAAGAATGGCAAATAATCAAGAGGCTTTTATTGAAGACAATGCAGTAAATAATAAAGTGCCGTTAGCTTTCGCTATTTTCAAATTAAAACAGTTAGGTTGGACGGACAGGCAACAAATAGAGCATTCGGCAACAGACGATATTATCAAAATGATTGAAGCTAAAAACAAAATGATTAAAGAAGCTATCGATAATAGCGATTTATGATATATACAGAAAAACAAAAATTAGACATTAAATACGGAAACCATCGCTGGAATGTTAAGAGTGGTGCTACCCGCTCGGGAAAAACTTACCTCGACATTGATTTTAAGATAGTTGACAGAATAATTGAAAGAAGAGGTAAAAGCGGTATTGCTATTATTTGCGGGAAGAACTACGGCACTATCGAAAGAAATGTTATCATTCCGCTACGGGAAGTTTACGGTAATTTAATCGGAAGTATTACGAACACTTCAAAAAACAAGTCTACTCATATTATGATAGCAGACGAACCTGTATATTTATTCGGGGCTGGTGATATATCACGCATAGATACTTTAAGAGGCTCAAGTGTAAAATATGCTTATTGCGATGAGGTTGTTTCATACAATCCGTTATTTTTTGAAATGTTAAAATCGAGGTTAGATAAGGAATACTCAATATGCGACTTGACATGCAACCCAGATAATCCTAATCATTGGTTTAAGGAATTTATGGACAGCGATGTTGACAAGTGGATATTACATTTTACTATTGACGACAATCCTTTTTTACCGCCCGTTTTTGTCGAGCAGTTAAAAAAAGAATACGAGGGAACAGTTTATTATGATAGGTATATATTAGGTTTATGGGTAAATGCCGAAGGATTGATATTTTTACAATTTGCTAATAATAAAAATAAATACATTATTGACAGAGCCGAGAATATTATTAAAATTGACATTGGAGTAGATTTTGGCGGGAATAAATCAAAAACTATGTTTATTGCTTCCGCAGTGGTTAGGAAGTTAGAAAACGACAACGGAACATTAAGAGAAGTTTATAAATTAGTAGTCCTTGAAGAGCATCATGTCAGAGAAAAAACACAAGGAGCGGGAATAGACGCAGAGCAAGTAGCGAGAGAGCATTACGATTTTTACAAAAAGATAGCCGAAAAATACAATATTATACCGCAGGTTTCGTGGTGCGACCATTTCGACTTGGCAATTATTCAAATAAGGAATTATCATAAATTAAAAGGTAGTAATCATAAAATCGATAAAGTAGATAAGTCAAGCATTACACTACCCGATTACATACTTACGATTAATAGTCTCCTCAATATAGAAAAATTACTTATTTTAAGTCAAAATATAAGAGTAATAGAGAGCTTGTCGACTTTACTATATGACGAAAAGAGCAGTAAAGACGCAGTATTGGATGACGGCACATGTGATGTAGATACTTATGATGCCTTCCGCTATTCAATTTCACGCTTTTTATTACAAAATAATTTGTATCATTGGACTTATAAATAATGAGCGAAAATGTTAATCAAAATAATGCAGTAAATATAGCTATTGAATATTTACAAAAGGCTTACGGGATTAATTCTAATAGTATATATACAAACCATATACCGTATATGATTGAAAATAAACAATATTTATATTCTAAAGATATAAACAGCACTACAAACAAAGAATACGAATACGATAATGTAAAAGACGAAAACGGACAATATAAATTAGATAAAAAGATAACAACGAAATATAAAAGACAATTACACCCGCATTTACAAGTATGTAAAGAATTTTCTTCTTACTTCTTTAATGAAAAAGTCGATTTCAAATTGGCAGATGCTGAAAACGATGAAGAAAAAGCAGAACTTGAAACTGCATACTTGAGAAAACATTACAACGATAAAGACTTATGGAAACGGCTTGAAAATGAAATGGTAGATGTATTTGGAGTTGGAGCGGTTGGAATAGTTAGCTCTTATGACGAAGTATGGGGAATACAAAATAATTTGTATGACGCCTATTGTATTTTACCGCTTACTATAATTGACAATCAAATTAAAGAAGTGGCTTTTATCGGAACTGATGTTATCGACAATCAAAAGACAAGAATATCTTTACATCGTATTAATTGGACTACCGATACATTTTTGACTGACGAACCTATACCGCAAATATTGACTAACAAAAAAGAAAACGGCTATATAATCGACACTATTACATTAGACCAGAACGGGAATATGATTGAAGCTGAAAGTTTATTAAATAGAATTAGTCCTGTCCGTTTATTTGTAATATTCAAGCCTTTTAATCGTAAATCTTATGATTATGCAAATTGTTTTGGAGTGCCGATTTATGAAGACAGTAAAGATATATGTAAAGGTATAGACGAGATATATGGGGCTATGCAAAAAGATTTGGCAATATCGCAGAATATGTTATTGATTAGTAAATCTTTATTTACTAATCCTATCGACAATAAACTTGAGATACCTGAAAGATTTGCAAACGGGAATACAATACTTTTGGGCGAAGAGGTTTCAAATAGTATTGATAATAAAGCTCTTGTATCGCTTGAAAATCTACAAACTAAAATAAATGAATATTCGCAAAATCTAACTGAAGCGTATAAAATGTTATCATTATCGGTAGGGCTTGGAGCGGAAACATTATCATTAAATAAAGTGTCTACTCCGACAGCCACGCAAGTTATTAGCGATAACGGGCAGAAGTTTACAACATTAAAAAAACATTTCGGACAGATGCGGGATGAAATATGCAAATTAAACTCCGCAATTTTATTTTTAGCTTATGAAAATACTAATAATAAATCATTAGATTATAATATTAGAATAACTTTTAATACAAGCGATAACATATTAGTCGATGACGAAACTTTGAAAGAGCAGGCTTTAAGTCAATTTCAAGCGGGCTTAATGTCGGCTTATCGCTTTTTGACTGAATATGAGAACTTGACAGGCAAGGACTTAATAGACGAATTAGAAAGGTTAGGTTATGACGAGAACGGAAAAAAGACAGGTAATAGCGATTTTAATAATCTTTTTGGAAATATGAACGATAACAACGACAATAAAGATAATAAAGATAATAATGACAATAAGGACGGAAAGGTAAATAATGAATGATTTTTTAATCGAGGAAAGAATATCTACGCTATTATCTTTAATAGATAGTTTACAACTTGACATATTGAAACTTGAAGCAAAAACGGTGTCGAAAGTTATTGAGAAAAAGATAAAACAAAAAGATAAAATTATAAGAGAATATTATAAAGAACTTAATACTTTAATCAATTCAAAACTTTATGATATAGATAAAGATTTAATAAAAGTTATTACCGAGAACGCCGAGCTATACTTAAAAACAGATTTGGAAACTTATAAAAAAGCATTCAAAAAAGGACTTATTAAATCGCAACCTGTTATAACTAAAGCTAATAAAGTGATTTTGGCAAAAAGTATAAAAGCTGGAAAATCTATTATTGACAATACGATTAAAGAATTAAAGATTAATAGCAATAATCAAATATCGAACATTATAACTAAAGCTATATATAATACCAATCAAGGAATACCGAGAGAAAAAAATATAATACAATCGGCAACGGAAATATTTAATAAGAGTATCAATATAAAAGATAATGCGGGCAGAGAATGGAAAGATATTACCGCTTATGTTCGTATGAATGTAAAGAGTATTGGCAATAAAACTTATATATCGCAACAGGAACAGTTAGCAGAAGATATAGGAATACCTAAAAAAGACAGGAAAATCGAGGTTTCAAGCCATCACGGAAGCCGTCCCGAACATGCGGTTTGGCAAGGACGGGTATATTCTTATAAAGATTTTGTAAGTATATGTAAACCGAATACGGCAACGGGTATTTGCGGAATAAACTGCAGGCATCGTTATTATGAGTTTATAGACGGAATAAGTAAACCTGTTTTTACTCATTACAACGAAGAAGAGGATAAAAAAAGATATGAAATACAACAAAAACAGCGATATATCGAAGCGAATATAAGAAAATATAAGCAACAATTAGTAATATCGGAAAATATGGGACTTGATACAACGAAAGCAAAAAATAAAGTTTCGGAATGGCAAGAACGGGCAAGACAACATACGAAAGAATATAATACTTTAAGAAGATATTATAGAGAAAAAATAAATTAATTTTAAGGAGAGAGTATATATGTTTAATATTATAATCGAAAGAAAAAAAGGATATGCAGGAATACAGAAAAAAGGCAGGGCGAAAATTGAAGGCTCAACAATAGGAATATTGAAGGTTTATGAAACGGAAGGCAAGGCGTATCCGAGCGGTGATGAAAAAAGTTTATTTGATTGTTTTACTTTAGAAAATGAAGGGGCTTCGACAGATACGGCGGGACAAGATAAAAGAATAATGCCGAGAGAATATAATATTGAATGGTCGACAACTTCTGTATGTATTCCGAAAAAATACAAAGGACAAGGGCTTTTACTTTCATGTGATAGTATAATGCCGTCTTTTAGGAGACGCAGAATATTAATCCATATTGGCAATTATCCGCAAGATACGGAAGGATGCATTTTATTAGGTTTGAAAGATAATAATAACGGAACTATAGGACAATCTACCGATGCTGTTTTACAATTTTATAATTTTGTAAAAGAACGAGGTGTAGAAAACTTTAGGTTAATAGTAAAGGAAATGTAATGCAATTTTTTTCATTTTTTTAACTTCTTTTTATTAATTTGAATTGCCTGCGATAGTTTTTCACAATTTTTCTATCGCAGGTTTTATAAAAAAAGTTATGTAAAGCGAGGGCTATGATTTGACTAATAAAAAAGCAAGTAGACAAGCAAAAGATATGAAAGAGCGACTTTCATTTTTAGAGACGGTAATTGGTTATAATGAAAATAGCGAGCGAAACGGCAACGGCATTATTACTTTACTTGACAATATATTTGAAAAAATAAAAGCGAGCGAGGATAGAGTAGATAGATTAGATAATTGGAGTAGTGATAGATATAACGAACTTAATAATAAAATAGAAAAAATCGAGCAAACTTTGGATATATTAAAAAAACAACTATATAGCATTAACGAGCAGTATGTTATATTAAATAATTCTTTGAAAAGTATTACTGATAAAATAAGCAAGTATGAAGAGAGTTTAAAAAGTCATAGCGATTTATTAAGCGATGCCGTGACGGGCAATAAATTAATGAAAGTAGTGAAAGGTGTGGGGATTTTGAGCGGTTTTTTATTAGCTTTAGGAACGATTTTTGGAACTATAGCTTTTATATATAATAAATTAATGAATTAAGGCAGTATATAATGATTAATTTTTTATTTGGAAGTTTCGTATTTATATTATTTTTGTTAATAGTATGCGTAATGGTTTTTTGGAGTATCGATGACTAAAGAGAAATATTTTTATATGATTGATATTAAGGATGTAGACAGAGTATTTGACTATGAAGCATACATTAATTATTTTCGGAATAAAAATAATGTTAGTCGTTTGACGATTGACTTTATAAATAAAATGCGGAGGTTAAAAAAGGTTTATGATAAAACACAATGCTAAAAATATAAGTAATATACTCAAAATAGTTATAGTCGGTTTTATATTTTTTAATTATATGTATCAAAGTAAAATTGCAGGGCATCCGCTCACGAGCGATGAAGGTAAATGTTTATTATATATTGCTATATGCGGTTTTTTAATATTATGTCCGATTGACGCCAGCATTTTTATAAAAAATCTAAAATCGATTAATGAAGTAAAAAAGGAGCGAGACAATGAAAATGCTTGAAGATTGTATTAAAGAAATAGACGAAAAAATAAACTTTAATCAAAATGATGCGCAGAAAGAATTATATAAATCAATTTATTATCATTTATTAGATTATAAAGATATTTTGAATAAGACTATTGAATTGAATAATGAAATTGATAATATATCGAAACGCTGGAGATTAGTAAAGAAAGCAAATGAAAAATAAATAAAAATAGCGAGGTAAAAATTATGGCAAAAATAATAATCGGCATAATAATTGGAGTATTGATAGTATTATCTATCATATATCGTAAGCAAGTGAAAGACGGCTTTATAACAGTTAAGGCATTCTTTCAAAAGATAGTAGGCAAAATCAAAAGTAGAAAAAAATGAGTATAGCTTTAATTTTAGGTATAGTTAAAAAGTTATTTTCGGTTTTGACGAACAAATGGACTTATTTTATATTGACTATTATTATAAGTTTATTAGTGATAACTTATTTAATAGTCGATATAAAGAAAAAAGATAAATATATAATAAATTTATCTACTGAAATAACTAATTTGACTATAAGTAATGTATTCTATCAAAATGAAATATTAGACAGAGAGGACGAAATAAGGGAATTGAATATATATAATAATAGTTTAAGTAAAATTAATCGTATAGTTATACGAACGATGCCGAACGAAGATATAATTGCATATGATAGTATTTCAAATGATTTTATGGAGACGCAATCAAAATGAGAAAATCTTTAATTCTTTTTTCTATGCTATTTATTTTAGGATGTGCGGCGAAGGTAAAATATATAACAGTTCCTCTAACGAAACCGCCTGCTCGCTATGAAATATATACGATAACAAATACACAGCAGGCTTTACTTGAATATAGAAAAGCAACAATGAGATTGGCAAGATGGCAGAATTGGTATAATCGACAAGTTGGTAGTAATTATTTTAATTATAAAAATTATACTAATATAATTCCACAATATTTTGAAAGCGATACTAATTATATTATTTTTACAAACATGTCAACAAATATAATAACTAATGAACTAATAACGACAAATACAAATGAAATACGAAATAAATAAAGACGACTTATTAAAATTAAAGAATAGACTTAAAGATATTCAAGCTAAAAATGAAAGCAATAAATATTATATTGACTTGAGAATAAAAGACCGCTCTTACGAACAGTTAAAATTGTATTGGGGAGCTTGGCTTCCAGCAATTCTTTACTTTTTGAAAGACGATATTAAATTAAATAGCGTAGAAGAATTACATATATATTTGAAAGAGTATTATTGCTATCAAAAGAATAAAGAGGAGTATTTTAAGCAAGTCGAAATTATGGGAAAGAAAAGATTTATATGTATTTTTAGTATCAATTTTGATAAATGTAAACAAGAAGTTTTTAACGATTATATAGATTTCGTATTAAATCATTTTTATAATTTACTTAATATAGATATATCGAATATAGACGACTTATTAATTGAATATAATAAAGCTATAAATATAGTGTCCTCAATATAGAAAAAACGGGCGCTAATTAATATAATTTTCTTATACTCATTGATAATAGAGTTATAAAATATTATCGGGCTTGGTAGCAAGCAATAAAAACTAAAATCTGTCGAGAGACATTTAAATCAAGGAGACTTTTATAAGTATGGAGAACACAATATTAAACGATTTGCAAGGTATTTTCGGGGATAAGCCTATAAGTTTTGACGATTTCAAAAAAGGATTGGAAACTAACAAAATCAAGTTAGGAAACCTTGAAGGCGGTAATTATATCGCTAAAGAGAGATTTAATAAACTTGAAGAGGAATACAAGACTTTAGAAACGAAAAATAAAGAGCTTATGGACATGTCGGAAAAACACCAAAAAGAAATAGCTAAACTCAATAAAGAGAGCATATCGAAAGAAGAATATGACAAGCGAATGGAAGAAATCCAAGCGAAGCATAAAGGCGAAATAGATACTCTCAAAAAAGGGATGGAAGAGGCTCAACGAAATAGTATTATTTCTAACTTTTTGGATAAATATCCGATAGCTCCGAATTGTAAAGAGTTTGTAATTGGCAAGTTAGACAAGGACATTATAAGAGTGGATGGCGACAAGGTATTAGGTTTGGAAGACCAAATGAAGAATCTAATGGAAAATTATAGCTCTTTATTTATACAATCTAAACCCGCTGGAGCTACTCCGAATGCCGCAGGCACTTCTTCGGCAAATCCATCACTACCTACTTTTTCGGATGACCCGAATGAGCGGGTGCAACAATTAAAAGAACTAAAAGAAAAAGACTTTACCGCATATAAAAAATATATGGCAAGTAAGGGCTTAAAAGTATAAGAATACAAGGAGTAAATATTATGGCAGTATTATCACCAACGCAAGCAAATGTCCCTTTTGACCCTGAAATATTTCTTGCATTATCGCAAGAATATAGCACAGAGAAAAACCTACTCGTGACGAGCGGGGCTTTGGCATTCGACCAAGAATTATATAATATAGCTATGGCAAATGCAGGAAAAATAACAAGAGCATCATGGCTTTACGATTTCAAGGATGCTGACTATTGGGACGGACAACACAACACCGAAGTAGACAGTATCGGACATAAAGAGCAGACTTCCGTTATAGTTCGCAAATATAAAATTTGGGGCTGGAACGAGCTAACAAGATATATGACAAGAGGCAAGACGCCCGAAGTTGCTATAAACGACATCGTGACGGAACATAAAAACACTTCGTTAAAACGCTGTATGTTATCTATGTTAAAAGGCAATTTTGCTAATACCGAAGTAGCAAAAAAACTTGTCTATGATATATCTACAAAGAGTATGACCTCTGCGGATTATATCAAAGCAAAAACGAAGTTCTGGGGCGATATGGCGGATAGCGCATCTTTAGTAATTATGCATAGCGTAGTATATGCAAATTTGCTAACGAAACTAACCGAAACGCAGATGGTTAATTTCTTACAAGGAGCGCAAATATTGGTAGACGATAGTATTACGGCTGGCACGGGCAATATATACGAAACATATATATTGAGAAACGGTGCTATAAGATGGACGGGCGATTTACCATTAAGAAATGCGGGCGCATTTGTTGAAAGCGACCAACAAAAAAATCAAGGTGAAGAGTATATAGGTTATAGAAGAGCCTTCTTATTCGAGCCTGTCGGATTATCTTTTAAGGGAACATTGACTAAACCGCTCACGGCTCAAAATAGCGAGTTAGAAGTTGGCACAAATTGGGAAATGGTGCTTGAACCTAAAAAAGTGGGAATAGCTATGATAAAATCGAAAGAGGTTTTGGAAGAAACAGCAACGGCAGAGGCTAAAAGAACAGAATGATGGACGAGATACTAACTTACGAAAAGTTTAAAGAAGAGTATCCGAACTCCAAGATAACTGAAAACGATTACAAGGCTTTATATAAAGTGTCGAGAGACTATATATTAAGCCGTATCGTTTACAGTTATGATATTTTAAGCGAAGAGAATAAAAAAGATATTCAATTTTATATACTCTATCAAATAAATTATTTTGGAGAGAACGAGCTTGAAAAAAGCGGAGTAGTAAGTCAAAGTATTAACGGCACATCATTAAGTTTTAATAGCGATAATAAGCAGGGCGACTTGAATATTGCAGGTATTGTAAATAATTGGCTCAAGAGAAGCCCGTTGGGAGTTAGACGCATATGAGTAAGTGGATACCATTACCGAAGGCAAGCCTGCCTTATACGATTATGTTATTCACGGCATTTGCGAGTAATACCAGCGATAATATAGATAGCGAGTATGCTAACTATGTTATGCCGACAGTGATAGAGAATGTAAACTATACCAGAAATTCGATATATCAACAAAGTAATAATGGAATAGCTCCGCTTGGCAATTATTCGGTTGTTATCGACATGTCTACAAGCAAGTTTTACCGAATGATAGAAGGCGAGCGACATGAAGTTAGTTATTTGGATATAATAGATTTTGGGAGTAAAGGTTTTGACGAACAGACTAAAGATTATTGGACGATACAGCAAAAAACTTCAAGTTTTATTTTAGGTATCTGCGAAAAGTATAATAACGGTTTGAAGGTAGAGAAAAAGCTAATAAGAAGTATCGATTTTAAAAAGTTAGGTTTTACCTATCATACAATAACAAATATCGATATTGGAGGGTTTGGCAACAAGCCTGACTTATTGACTTTGACGGGGAATATATGATTAAAGTTAGTGTAATTAATAATATTACTGAAGAGGCATTATTAAAGCAACTTAATGCGAAAATAAAAAATGCTTCTGCGGTTTTAGTTAATGAAATAGCAAGAGTATCTGCTCCGTTTGTTCCTTATCTTTCGGGTAGTTTGTATGATACAATGAAGTTTGAAAAGAGAGGCGACAAATTCGTTGGTATATCGTATAACATGCCTTATGCACGCCGTATTTGGTATGGCGACCCAAATTGGAATTATACGAAGGAAACGCACCCTCAAGCTTGCCCTCGCTGGATTATCAGGGCTTTTGAAGTTCATAAAAATGATATTATGAAATCGGTTGTTGAGGCTTTTAATGAAGTTTAATGGTATTTACGATGCTTTATATGACTACTTAAAAAAGGTTATAGAAAGCTATGAAGACGAAGATATTACACTTGAGAAGACGGTAAACATTGAAATAATGAATATCGAAAACTCTAACGGAATATTGATACAAAAGATAGGTTCTAATCCTATCGATAGTGTCAGTATATGCGGAAAGAAAGATTTAATATTTAAGTTTTCTATAAAGTCGATACAGGCATACACGCCGTCCGATAACATAAATAAACTTCAAATAGTGCAATCGCTTGATAAATTAGGCGATTATATAGAGAAAGAATACAAGAGCGGGAGAAACATCCCAACATTGCCTTTTGAATGCGAAAGTATCGGGATAGAGGTGTTAAATTCCGCTTCAGTAGTAGAAAGTTCGGAGGATAGGATAACTGCGGTTATAGACCTGCAGTTTAACTATTCGACATATTATTAAAAAAATAAATACAAGGAGAATAAAGATGCAAATAGCAAGAGAAAAAGTAAGAATATACGCTTTAGTGCCAGACACTCAAGGAGCAAACGGCGATAAAAAGTATTATATTGTAGGAAGAGGCACGGCTTCAGGCACTATAGCTTTCGGCTATGCTTTGGAAGAACAAAAAGATATAACGCAAGCTCAATCTTCACAATCGATAAATAAGGGCGCATGGAGTATTCAAATAACAGGAAAAGCCGAGACTTCAGACAATGTTCATAACTATATTACGATGAACTCTATACGAGGAAATACAGAAAACTTACTTATGGATATTTTAATCGTATTTGAATATATACATAAGAGAGACACAGTTAATACGGCTTTGGCTTTAAGCGGTAAAGGAGTATTACCGTTGACTTCAATCGGCGGTGATGGACAGGCTAAAATCCAAATTGACGGCACTTTGTCGACTTCTGGCGACTTGACGATTGGAAGTTTGACATTGAATGAATGCGGATTATCTGGCGTATATAAACCTGACACCGACATTTACGAAATAGCTTCTTTTACGGCTGGCGATATAAATACGAATTTAGACCCGAAGGTAGCGGCTGTAGATGGCGAACAAAAAGAGAATACAGGACAAGATACTCGAGTCAATACAGAAGGAAAAGACACCCCGAATGGAGATGTTGGAACAGAACAGATAGACCAAGTATAATAAAATAATCTTATATAGGGTATATCGTTTATAAAACGAATACCCTATATATTTATAAAGAGAGAGAGAGAGATTATATGCCGACTAAAAAGAAAAATGTAAAAAAAGATAGAGTTATTACTTATGACAAGAGCGGGATTAAGATTATAGACAAGTTTTTTGATGTAAACCAAGAATTGCCTTCGGCTGAAATGCTCGGGGAGATAATAAAGTATCGCTATATTCAAAAAAACATAGATACTCAAATAAACAACTATACGGGAATAATAGAACAAATAGATAAACAACAAACTGAAATATTAAAGAACTTTACGAACACGAGCATAAGTGAGTTTAACGAGCTTGAACGACAAAAAGAAAATTATATTGAAAAAATCGGAAGTATCTATAAAGATACTTTGGAAAGTGTTTATAATATTCTTAATTGGCTATTAGGAAACGAGGCTGTCGATTATATTAAAAATAAGTCTATACCTATGAACTCTGTTTATGAAGTATTATACGAAGCGCTTAAAAGAAATAGTTATATATCTGACAAGATGAACGATGCTACTTAATAAATGTCCGAATGCTATACAAATATACGATAGAGTATTTGATATAGAAACGAATGCACGATTATGGCTTAATATTTCAATACAATTAAGTAAAGTAAATAATGCTTATCAAGTAATCGATATATTATTTTCTGCGATAAAAAACAAAAAAGATATAAACGAAGAATACAATAATAAATTACTTGAAAAATTATATTGGTTTTTGAATTGTGGAAAAACTAATAATGAAATTAAAGCCGAAAGCGAGAAAGCAACGAGAGGGAGTAATGAAAAATTATACTCTTTTGAGAAGGACGATACTTTAATTTTTTCTGCATTTTACAGAACTTATAAAATCGACATTGAAGCCGAACTAGATACTCTTCATTGGTGGAAATTTATGGCAATGTTTAACGATTTGGATGAAAAAAGTAAATTAGTCGGAGTATATATGTATTATCGTGGATTAGACATTAATGAAAGTAGTATTTACAAACATGCGAGTGAAAGAGAAAAACAGAAAATACTTGAAATGAAAAACTTTGTATCGCTTGAAAGTAAGAATATTGGAAGTAATATAGATAATGCGGAAGAGGAAAAAATAAGATTAGAAAGATTAAAAATATTGGAGGCGCAAAAGAATGGCAACGGAAACTGAAGGTATAATAATACCCATTCAAATTGACGGCAATCTATTAAAGAACGACTTAAAAACGGGTATAAACGATGTTAATAATTTCGTAAGTGAAATTAAGAAAAGTTTTGAAGGACTTAATAAACAAGCCGTTTTTAAGATGAATAAGCAAGCGCTTGCTAAAGATATAGAAGACATACAGGAACAACTAAAAAGCCTCGATAAAAATAAATTAAAATTGTCTGCGGAAATAGAGACTAAAGATATACGGAAACAACTTGACTTTATCGAAGAACAGAGCAAAAGATTAAATCAAAAATTAAAGTTTAGAATGGAAGTGCAGGAAGCGAAAGGCAAGAGTTTACGAACATTAAATAAAGAAATTAAAGATATAAATAATCTATTGAAAGAAAAAAATAAAGTTATCGTAGATGCCGATACTCAAACATTTAAGAAAACACAGAAAGAAATTGATGATTTGGAAAAGCAATTAAAGAAATTAGAAGAGACAAGAGACTTAAAAGTCGAAATAAATAAAAATAATTTAAGTCAAATACAAGCCTCATTATCGACAATGAAAAAAATGGCATTGGGAGTAGCGGCTGGAGTTGGAGCTATTACTGCGGCTCTTGTTGGCACTACAAAACAAGCGATGGATTTCGAGACGGCTTTTGCGGAGGTTAGAACATTAATAAACGACATGCCTGAAAGTGGACTTAATCAATTAAAGCAAGGCTTGATTGATTTATCGAAACAGACGGGAATATTAACGGGCGAGAGTATCCCTGCAATGTATCAAGCAATATCCGCATCCGTGCCTGCCGACAATGTAGTTAGCTTTTTAGAAGTAGCGAGTAAAAATGCGATTGGAGGCGTGACGGATTTGCAAACATCCGTTGACGGATTAACGAACATATTAAACGCCTATGCTATGGAAACAAGCGAGGTAATGAATGTATCGGACTTAATGTTTGAAACAATGAAACGGGGAAAGACGACAATCGGGGAATTATCAAGGAGCTATTTTAATGTAATACCGTATGCGGCATCGGCGGGCGTAGCTTTCAGAGATATATCGGCGGCTATGGCAACGATAACGGCTCAAGGAACGCCGACAAGCGTAGCTACTACTCAATTAAGACAAGCGATAGTCGAATTATCGAATGAAGGAAGTCAAGTAGGAAAAACATTTCAATCTTTGGCGGGTAAAAGTTTTAAAGATTTTATCGCAAGCGGAAAGAATTTGCAGGACGCTTTACAACTTTTAGAAAAAAAAGCGAAAGCATCGAATGTAGGAATAAATACTTTATTTAGTTCTGTAGAGGCGGGAGCATCAGTATTAGGATTAGTGGGAAATAACACGCAGAGATTTACGGCAGATATGGAAGCTATGGCTAACGCTGCTGGCGCTACGGAAGAAGCATTTAAGAAAATAGACGAGACGCCCGCTCAAAGATTAAAGAAAATAAGAGCGCAATTTTCGGCAATCACTTTGGAAATAGGCAATAAGTTATTACCGACTGCAGAGAAACTAATAGCAATAGCGGAAAAAAACATGCCTAAAATATCAAAAACGATTGAAGCGGTAGGCAGTGTTATTGTAGGATTAGTAAAAAATATGAATATCTTATTACCGATAGTGGCTGGAGTTGGAGCTGGCTTTTTGGGATTGAATATAGCTCTAGCAATAACCGCTCCTGCAAGTATGGGAGTGGCTACGGGGATTAAGGCTATAGCCGCAAGTTTCACTTTATTAAACGCTCAAACGGGCGGACTTATAATAGCTATCGGTTTATTGGCTACGGCTATAGTATCGCTTATTACTAATTTTGAAACGGTGGCAAAATGGGCGGATAAATTATTAGCAAAGTTAGGTAATTTGAATAGTCAAATGAAAGTCGCTGGGCAACAAGCTGAAAAATCAAGTCATGCTATGAGCGAGAATGCGAAAGCGATACAGTCGGGTAGCGATGCTTTAACGGAACTTATATTAACTTACGATAAACTTAATAAAAAAACAAATAGAACAGCAGAAGAGAACGAGAAATTAAAAAATACTTTTAAGGAATTAGCAAAAGAAATGCCAGAATTGGCAGAGGCTATAGAAAAGAATGGTGGAAAGATTGACGATAATATAGGATTAGATAAATTCTATACAGAAGAAGAACGAGGACAAAAAGATTTAGCAAACAAATCTTATTTAGACGCCGATAACGCATATAAAAAAGCTGTAGAACAGAGAATAGATTTAGAAAAAAGGCAAGCACAAGCAAAGGAATATACAAAAAAGAATTACGATAAAAGTATAGCAGATGCACTTAAAAAAGAAGCAGAGGCTATGGAATTAAAAAACAAAGCACAATCTGAAATGATTAGATTATCGGAAACATTAAAAAAAAGACGAGGTGGTTATAAAACAAGTGATACTTCTACAGGCATAACAGATACGGGAATGGATGCAGATGTAGGCGGTGGTAATGAGAAAGACCCTATTGCTGAATTAAAGAAACGCTGGAAAGCAAATAAAGAATTTATTAATAAAACTATATCGGATGAAGAGAAGAAGAATGAGGCTTTACTTGAAGAAAATAAAAAATTCTTTAGTGATTTGGAAAAACTTACAAAAGAGACAAACGCTAAACTTATAGCGGAAGGAAAAAATAAATCGGCAACCGAAAAAAAATATTTGCAAGGCTTGGTAAAAGATAATATATGGGCGAGGGAAGAATTAGAAAAATTAAATAAAGACGATTTACATAAAAAAAGATTAGAATTATTGGAAAAAGAATATAATGCAAATGTAAAAACTATAGAGAAAACGATTGAAGACGAAGAAGAAAAAAACGCAACCTTGAAAGCACGATATAAAAAATATTTGCAAGATGTAATAACCGAAAAAGAAAATCAATTAAATAAACTTAATGCTTTGTCTCAAGAAGAAAGAGAGGCTCGAGCTGACGAAATAGCGGGATTAGAAAACGACTTAAAAGACTTAAGAAAAAAATTAAAAGATGCGGGAGGCGATGGCGACACTTTAGGCGAAGCATTGAAAAAGCAATGGCAAAATATAGTTAGTCATGTGCAAAACGCTGTTAATTCTTTGGCTAATATTTGGTCGACAATGTGGAGTAATCAAATTGATGTCGTGCAGGATACTTTAGACAAAGAATTAAAAATAATAGAAGACACTTTAGACGAAGAATTGGCAAGGATAGAGGAAAACCTTAAAGAACAGCAAAAAATGTATGATAAACAAATAAAAGCGACAAAAGAAAGAGAAGACGAAAGAAAAAAGATAATTGAAGATACTCAAAAAGAAATAGACGAGATAAACGAAGAAATCGGCGAACACATGACTGAAGAAAAATATAAACAGTTAGAAGAACAACGGGAGGCTTTGGAAGAGAAATTGCAAGCCGAACAAGAGGCTTTGGAACAAGACGAACTCTACAGGCAAGAATTGGAAACTCAAAAACAATTAAGAGAAGACGAAGCTCGAGATTTGAAACAACAGAAAGAAGACGAAGCTCAAGATTTGAAAGAAAAAAAGGAAAAAGAAGCGGCTATTAAAACTGCCGAACTTAAAAGAAAGCAAGCGATTATGGATAAGACAACGGGCATATTTAATGCAACCGTAGCATTGGCAAGCGGTATAGCTCAAGCAACAGCTGCAGGCTCGGTATTCCCTGCCGTATTAATCCCGCTTTATGTTGGTATGGTTGTAGCTGCAGCTGCAGGACAAATAGCGGCTATAGCTGCCACGCCTTTACCTGAAATACCTCAATTTGCTTCGGGCGGTTATGTTCCGAGCGGTAATGAAAATTATTATAAAGGACTTGTTGGAACGAGCGGTAATGAAAAAGATAAAACTTTAATATGGGCTTCGGAAGGCGAGCGGGTATTAAATCACGCCGAAACTAAACAATGGGAATATTATCAGAGTAGAGAATTAAAGAGTATAAATAATAATACGATAAATAATAAAAATCCTGTTGTCAATTTGGGTGGTATAACGATAAATGCGGGAATAGGACAAGACGCTAAAAAATTGGCTAATTTGTCTGGTAAGGCTATAGCAAAATCGGTAGTGATGGCAATAACGAGAGGTTATAATTCATAAAAAAACTGTTGACTTTTTATAAAAAATGTTTTATATTTTTTATAAATTAAATAAATAGGTATTTAAAATTTATGAGTATAAAGACTTACAATAATATTTTATTATACGGTTCAATTTCAATATTAATATTTTTTATTCTTTCGCTTATAACGGGACTTTTAGGTTTATTTATAATTTTTGGTTTTTGGGGTGTGCTTTATTTAATTTTTATCGCAGTAAAAAGACATCAAGCCATAGAGGAAGAAAATAATCGGTTAGATTTGGAAATAAAAATAAATATGTTAAATAGAGAAGAAGAAGAATTAGAAAGTATAAACGAAAATATAGATATTAATAAACCAGAAATAGATAATAATTATATGCCAATAAAAAAACAAGACGATAAAATAAGGTTTTATACCGAAGAAGATTATAACACTACAGATATTACAAAAATATTTTATGATGTAGACGGCTCGGGCGGTGTTTTAGTCGGAAATATGCGGGAAAGAGTGAAACAAGATTTAAACTCTATCAATAAGTTTATAAGAGAAGCTCAAGATATGCGAATACCTGTGAAACCGTTTTTTAATATAGATATAGATAAAGTTATTTTTGATTTGCCGAATGAAAATCAAGACCAAATTATGTCTTATACTCACTTTATTAAAGAAAATCTAACAAAAACAGGGAAAACTCCAAAATATCCGTATCGCTTATTTTTTAGGACTGTAGAATATGCATGGATTGAAAGCGATGGCATAATATCGACAAAAAAATATGATACCATTCACGGCAATTTATATTATTTAGAAAATCAGACAATAGGCAAGGCGTGGTTTGTAATGTGGAAGCAACATAATTCATATAAAATAGAATTAAAATTAATTGACAATATTTTATCGTTAGGTAAAATAGAATACTCGACACCTAACCATCAATATTACGAAACTTTATATAAATCGGAGGATAAAAAATGAAAACAAAAATAATTTTAATTTTTATATTATTTGTCTTATCTTTATTTTCGCAAGTAGAAATAGAAGACGATGCCCTTTTTGTTAGAGTTCCAGAATATAAAAACAAAAACCTACACTGCGAAATTGTAATTATGAAAACGGGCGGTTGGGCTATCTATTTTATAGAAACAGACGAAAAAATTAACATAATAACAACCGATAATTATAGATATAATTTTAAATCGTCTGAAGTAAACAATGATAATGGTTTTTGGATGTCTACTACAATATCATTAGATAACGATACACAAAAAAAAATACTTAAAGATATTATAAATTCAGAATATGTTATAATAACAACAGAAAAAAAGGTTTACGGTTTTTATTTTAGTAAATACAAAAAAGAATTGGAAAATAATGCATTCTATAAAAAGATAATGCAATAATATTACTTGACAAAAAATAAAAATTATTTAAAATATAATTATGGACGATAAAGAAATCATAAATGAAAGTATCAAGGTTGCCGATGTTTTGGCAAAAGAATTGTCATTTTGGAAACGGTTATTTATTTATGCCTGCAGTGTATTATTATCAGTTTTAATTGTTTTTGGAATATTGGCTTATATCTATATTTATAATACCGAAACGATTATAGAAACAACTACGCAGGACGGATTTCAAACGCAATATAAAGGCAGTAATAATATCACTATAACGACAAGCGATATAACCAACGATAATATTATAAAAATATTGGAGGGACGCGATGGCAAGACAAACTATTAAAAAATATAAACGAACGAGAAGAAAGGCAATTAAAACGCCGAAAATAAAGAAAAAATGAAAATTAAATTATTACTATTTTTATTTATTATATTTTGCTATTCCTACTCTGTAGAATACTCCGACACTATCACGGACAGAGACTTTACAATTATTAAAGTTAGAGACGGCGACACTTTTATTATAGATATTCCAAATATACCTGATGTATTCGGTAAAAACATAGCGGTTAGAATACGAGGCATTGACACGCCCGAACTTAACGACAGCAGAGAAGAAATAAGAAAAATATCTATTCAAGCAAAAGAAGAATTAGAAAGGTTATTATTAAACGCTAAAGAAATAACTTTATATAATTTAGGACGGGATAAATATTTTAGATTATTGGCAAGTGTAAAAGTCGATAATGTTGATGTATCGGAATATTTGATTAAAAAAGGACTTGCTAAAAAATATAACGGAGGCAAAAAAGAATGGTAAAAAATGATTTAGACAAATTTGACGATATAACAAAATTAATATTAGTAAACGCTGGAATAGAGGTTTTAAAATCTAATCTTTATAATACCTTTCTAAAATTACCAGAAGAAAAACAAAAATTATTTTTGGAAAAATTAAAAGAAATAAATAAATAACTCTCTCTCCTCACTATAGAATAATCGACACGACTTACTTATAATTTAATTATGAGTAAGAGAATATGGTCTAACCTTGAATTTATACTAACCGACACGAATACGGGTGAAACTTTACACTTGGGCGAAGGCTCAAAAACATACCCGTCTATTTCAAGCGATGAGGCTTTATTTAATGCTTTACAATCATTTACTGTAGAAGAAGACGAAGGACGGACTATTCCTATTAAATTATTATTAAGGAATATGAATGAAACCGCTTTTTTGAATGCCTTTCTTAATCCGAAACGAAAATATAATTTAAAAGTTATTAGAGATGGCTTGAATTACTACACGCAATGCACGGCATTAGAACCCGAGCCTGCGGGAATTGACGATTTATACGGAGACAGTCAAAAAGGTATAACCTATACCGTCAACCTTCAATTATTGGCAAGTCGGAATTATTTTGAAAGCGACCCGATAAGTAGTAATAGTGTTGGCAGTCAATTATCGGAAAACTTTATGTTTGGAGTATCTTATCCGCTTGATATGAAGCAATATATTTTTTCGGCAAAATTACCTATACAGCCTGTCGTTGTTAACAATCAAGGTGGCGATAATATCGGCTTTACTCTAACGATAACGCCTAAAGCTCCTTTAATCAATCCGATTTTACGCAATGAGACAACAGGGCTTGAAATGAAAATATTTATACGAGCTGAAGTTGGCGACACTTTAATTATAGATACGAGAGACAAGACAGTATCGCTTAACGGTGTTTATTATGAGAATGTAAAGAGAATACAAGATAATTGGCTCAAGTTAGAATTAGGGAATAATACATTAAAGTTTGATGCCGATACGGGCGGTGGCTCTGCTGATGCTTATATTGTATTTAGAAATAAATATCGAGGCTTTTAATGAAAAATCCGCAAAACATAGACGAATTATATATATTTGATTATGATTTTAATTTTTTATGTAATATAAAAGAGTTTAAAAAACTTGAGTGGACAGAGAAGATATTTGAAGCCGACAGCTTTACTTTGGAATTAGAGTTTAAAAAAGAAAGGAATACGAGGACGGCAGAGTATAACTATTATAAGACTTTATACGATGCGATAGTAGGCTCAAATAGATATTATGATAACGAACAAAAAAAATATAAGAGCGGTTTTTATTATCCACGCTTTATTATAACGAACGCCGATAGCGGACTAACGCCTATAGCATATATACAAAGTTATAAGTTTACAGACGAGGGAACGCTTGAAATAAAAGGCGAAGGTTTTTTACAATTTTTAGAAAAAAGATATACGATTAAAAAAGAATATATACCTACCGATGAAAATAATGATAAATGCGGACGGGTAATGTGTAGAATAATCAACGATAATAATAACAATAGTCAAACTAATTTTATGCCTTTCTTTGTTGCTAATGAATATGATAACGATAATGGAGAGGAGATATATGTTAGTTGTGAAAGGAAAGATACTTTATATAAAAAATTAAAAACTCTTTCGGAAGCATACGAAGTAGGAATGCGAACGCTTTACCATCCCGAAGAAAAAAAGATATATTTCAAAACTATAAAATATCCAAAAAAAGATTTGCAAGATTTAAGAGTATTAAGCGAAGACGATGACAATGTAGTATCTATCGCTATGGAAGTAGACATTGATAAATATCGTAATTATGTATTAGTCGAAGGCGAAGAAAATGTAATAATAGATATTAGACAAGATAAAGAAAAAGAGCCTGCCCTTGAATTAGTAATACAATCGAATAAAAAGCGAGGCAGTAAAACATTAGAACAATATAAAAAAATACTTGAAGCCGAAGGCAGAGAAAAACTTTCAAAATATCTTATGGAAGAGGCTTTCGATATTGAACCTACGCAAGATGTAAAAGTAGATTTGGGCGAATATGTTTTATGCAAATTAGATTTAGGATACGAAACTATTTATAAACAATTATTAGTAAGCGAGATAACGCATACTATAGAAAATGGCAAATATACACGAGAGGTTGCTTTTGGTAAACCTTTCGGATTAATAAATGAATTACAAAACAAGATTTTGGAGGAATAAAAATGCAAAGAAATGGAATAACGCAAGATATAACGGTTTTACCCGTGAACTCTCAACCTATAATGGTTGTGCAAATTGGAAGCGGTGAGAATATAGAATTGATACGATGGGGTATCGATACTATTATAGAGTATTATTTCGAAACTACAGAATTATGGAATGAGGCTAAAGTATTATCGCCTTCTTCTGTAAAAGACGAGAAAACGCAAGAAGTTGTTAACCTTCAAGCGAACACGCCTGTAAGATTAAAAGAAAATCCGACAACGAGCGGTTTATTAGTATTATCGACTAAAATGTATGATATAGAATATAACGCCGAAGATTTACAAACGACTTATCAATTCTTATATGGTAGCGGAATAGTAAAAGATAAATTATACGGAAATATAATTGCATCTGGCGGTAGACAAATAACTGTAAGTTCGTCTCAATTTGTTATAGACGGTTTTGTAGGATTTTTTAAGTCTCCGCAAAGTGTTATTGTAGATATTGGGGACGGTTCGGTTAGAAAAGATTTACTTATATTAAGAAAAGTGCAAGCTGAAGGCGATGTATATTTATGTATAAAAAGAGGCATCCCTTCCCCTAATCCCGAGCCTCCGAAATTAACTCAAAATACGAATGGAATATATGAAATAGCTTTAGCGGAAATATCGGTGCAGGCAAATAGTCAAACAATAAGTCAAGGCGATATTAAAGATGTCCGTCCGACAGGCTTTTTATCTATTATCAATATGATGTATCCTATAGGCTCAATTTATATAAGTTTAGATAAAGACTTTGACCCGAATAACACTTGGCAAGGCACTAAATGGGAATTATTAGAAGAAGGACTTTTTATTGAAGCGACACAAAATAATAGTCAAGTCGGCATAAAAACCCCTGCTGGTTTGCCAGATATAACAGGGACTACGAGTTCTCATGTTGGGAATAATGTTTATTTATGGAATAATACGGATGGTGCTTTTTATTCAGACGAAATCATTGATGCTTATGACCCTGTCTATGATGATAATATTAAACGCACTAAAACGAAAAAGATTCGTTTTAGTGCAAGTAGAAGTAATATAATATACGGCAGGTCTAATACTGTGCAGCCTCATTCGATAAGATGTTTTATTTGGCAGAGGACAAAGTAATGAAACATAAAGAATTTACTTTAAGCGATGTTAATATTATTTTAAATATGCCAGAAAAGGAATATATCGATACTCTTTTGTCTTTAGTCAATCTAACGGATAAGGAAAGAGAAACTATCGATATGTATTATTTCAAGGGATTAAGAGATATTGACATCGCAGAAAAACACGGCATAGACCCTCGTCAAGTATCGGCAATCAAAAAGAAAGCAAAGTTAAAAATGTATCAAGTATGGAAATATAACGCTATGGCTATTGCATTTTCAAATCTATATACTCAAAATAATTCTTAAAAACTTCTTTATTTTTTCGTTTATTTATCATTTACAAAAACACGGCAAATATTATTATTTTGTTATTATGATAGAGAATAACAGTAATAACATAACTAAAATTATACAAGCTATACCGAACATATTAAAACAAGCTCAAAATAAATATGTTGACGACAATTCGATTATTCAAATTGCTAAAAGTCAAGGTATAGACTTGAATAAAGTTTTAAGTGTTATTAGTCAATACGAAAATAATATAATTGTAGTTGGTATCGCTAAAAAGTTTGGAGTAGATATAGTGGCGGTAAAAAATAAAATACAAAGTTTAGTTAATAGGTAAAAATATCCGCAAGGATTTTTTATATATCAATATTATAAGGAGTATATTATGAATGAAAGTTCAAACGCTATGACAGGCGGAAGTATTGGAGTATGGGCAATAGCTGTAATCATATTATTGGCTATGTTCGGCGGAGGCGGTTTTTTTGGAGGCTTTAATCGTTTTCCAATGGGAGCTGGCGGTGATTGTGTGACGCCTAAAAATAATTTAGAGTTCGGATTTTATAGTATGAATAATACTAACTCTAAAATAGACGCTTTGGCAACGCAAAACGCTCAAGAGTTTTTTAACTTACGACAAACGATAGACGGCAACGAATTAACAAGAGTTAGAGACGAACTTGCAAATACAAAAATGGCTTTGGCTTTGACGGAACAAGGCAGATACATGGACGCTCAATTCTGTAGAATAAATGCACGACTTGACGGAATACCAAAAAGTCCGACTTTTTATCCTGCAGGAAATATCAACGCTTCATGTGTTTACAAATGCCCGACTGAAACAACAACGACAGCGTAAAACGAACAGGGCTTTTTATTGTATATAGCAATGAGAAGCCCTATATTTTTTTGAATTATAAGGACGGTTATTATGAATAATGTTTTATTTTTAGTATTAGGTATCGCAGGCACTCTTTATGTTAAAGATAAAGATTTTAGGAATGAATGCAATAAAACGATAAAAGAAATTATAGAAAATATGAGGAATAATTAAAATGACACATGAAGAAAGAGATATATTGAAATTAAGCGAAGAGCAGGCAAATCTTCTTGACGGCAATGTTATGGATGCCTTTTATACGAAAGTGCAAAAAATGATAAAGGCAGGTGCGGGCGCATTTAACGAAGACGATATTATAGTTTATATGCTCGCTAAAAAATATATTTTACATGAGAATAAGAATATTGATAAAAATACAATGTCGGAAGAAATACAGGACTTATCGGAAGATGTAAAGAAGAGTTTTAACGAAGTCTATAAAGAGTATAAAGATATAAAGCATAAATATAGCAAAATGACTAATTCTATAGATAAAGCGGATGTTGTAGAAGCTCATAAAAGAATGTCGGACGGTTTACATAACATTTTGGATTATATAGAGGATTTATTTAGAGACTTATATAGCTGTAGCGAATGCGAAGAAGAGAGAAACGAATTAAAAAAATCAATAAAAAATCTTGCATTAGAATATAAGATAATAAATAAAGAATAAATAAACTATTGACTGTAAACCTTTTATAAGTTATAATACAGTCGATTAAAAGGTTTACAGTTAGTAAAAGTTTTTTTTAATCCTCATAGCCTCTTGAGTTGTTGCCAGCATCCGCAGAGGCTTTTTTTATTATATCGATTATTTTATGCATATTATTCTTTATATATTCAGACAATACTTCGTCCGATATTTCATTTGAAATAGGCTTTTTTTCTTCTAATTTTTGTTTTCTTACGCTAAAAGACGGATGCCGTTTTACCGCTCGTATCATTTGTTTATTTTGTAAGTCTAAATAATGTTTATTTGTAGTATCAACGCTTTTATGTCCGATTATTCTACTTACCATCGTCAAGTCTATTCCGCTATCGTATAAGTCTGAAACATAACCTGCTCGGAGTTGATGTAAATGAAACTTTATGCCGTATTTTTTTTGAAACCTTTCGGGAATTCTATCCATAATGCTTTCGCTTGCATTTTCACCGTTCGCATTAATAAAAAAACTGTCCGCGCTTCTATTTGCATATTTTTCGCGCTCTTCTAAATATAAATTAATATATTTCATAGCAATAGGCGGGAGTAATACAATTCGGTATTCTTCCGTTTTTGATTGAAATATTTTTATTTTATGCTCTTCAAAATCAAAAACAGAGTTATTGTTTCCGTAAGCGCTTGAAACATTTTTTATTTTTAAGTTAGTTAATTCGTTTTTTCTTGCTCCTGTTGTCGAGTAGAGAAGAAAAGCGATTAAATCTCTTCGTTCAATAAACTTTTTTGTTTTGTGATAATTTTCTTTGAATAGATTAATAACATCTCTAAATAAAAAAGCGGACGGGCTTTTATGTATTCTTTTCGGAAGTTTAATATTGAATACGCTCAAGTCTAATTTATATTTTGTAGTAGTATCGTTTAAGAAATTATAATATTTTCTTAATGCCGATGCGCATGAATTAAGTGCGCTACTTCCTCGTTTGTATTTTTTAAGCAATTCCCCGAACGCTCTTTTAACATCCGATTTTGAAATATCTTTTATTTGTTTTGATTTTATAAAATCAATTCCAAAAAAATTTTTGAGCCAAAATACATCCATTTTTAACGAACGCATTTTATTAGATATAGCATAATAATTAATATATTCTTTTTCTTTTAACATAAACAAGTCTCCGCTTTTAAAATCTTTTTCTGGCAAATGAAAATCAAACAACAGAGAATTATTTATATTATCATTATCGGAAAGTAAATAATTAAAGTTTAAAATAGAAATCATAAAAACACCTCTTTTTTATTATATATTATAATAGTATAATTATTTATAATTAAAATTCAAGTGTTTTTTAATTAATATTATTGAAATAACTTGAAATAAGCTATTTTAATTAATTTATTTACATCCCACTATGATTAGATTTATTTTTTGGAATATTTAAAAATTTTCTTATTTTTTTAATTTTTAGTATGTAGTTATGTTTACTTATTATGAAATAATCTAAAAATAAAGTATATAGTATGCTATATATGTTTTTTCAAGCTAAAATATGTATTAAATGTAGTATAAACAGAGTATTTAATATAAAAAAGCTAATTTTTTTTATTTTTTTTCAAAAAAACACTTGACAAAATATATTTTATGATTTATAATATAAGTATAAGTTAATTGAGAAATTGACTTTAAGAGAGTTCTTTAATAGATACGAGATTTAAATTTATGCAAGTTAAACTGAAACATGCAATTTAAATTAAGTTTTATGCAAGTTAAACGCTATCTTTATGCAATCTAATTAGATATAAATTGCATAAATGAAAATTTAAAATGCATAAACTCAAATTTAAAACGCATCAATTTAAAATCGCATTAATTTAAACTGCAACTCTCATATAAAAAAAGCTGGCAAATAACAAAGTCTAACGACAGAGTTATTAAAAATAAAAAAATTAAAAACAGGAGAATAAAAATGACACAAGTATTAAACAAAACACAAAAAACTTTTTTAGAAAGTCAAAAAGAATATTCTATAATCAAAGATATTGTAGAAACAAAGCAAGCAGTAAAGCAAGATTTAGATACAGATTTTAATAATCTAAATTATCGAGCTACATTTGAAGATGAAAAATATTTTTATTTTTTAAAAGTTCAAAATACTTTTAAACAATATGAATTTCAAGATGATTATAACTATAATTATATTATAAGAGTTAATAAAGAAAATTATCAATGTTCTTTATATAAATTACAATGCGATATACACGATTTAAAATTAGAAGAGTATGAAGCCGAAAAAATATATTTTGAAAAAATCAAAAAAATTGAATATACAAGAACGCCAAGCATGACTATAGAAGAATATAAAAATTTAAAAAATGTTGGTGGGGCAATAATAATAGACGGAACGAATAAAAAAATAGAGCATGGATGCAAAGTGATAGACGAAAACGGCGAGCAAATATATCAACTTTCATATTTGATGGAAAATGAGAGAAAAAACGGACTAGCAGGCTGGATTGTCGAAGATTTGAAAACGGGCGAAATAAAACATCTTGAGTGTAAAACAGATGAAACTGCAGAAAAATTAGAAAATGAATTTTGGAATGAGTGGAGAGAAGAAAAAAGAAAAGAAAAAGAAGCCGAAAGAGAAGCGAGAAAAGAAAAAGTAAAAATATTTCCGTATTGGAATTATTCAAAAAAAGAATTGCGAGAAATGGGGCAGGATGTTTTGGCAGATGCGCTTGAAGACGAAGAATTATTTGAAAATTCTAAATTCGGCGAAGCGATAGACTATTAATTTTTAGAGAGAGTATAAACATGACAAGACAAGATATATTTATTTTTGATAATTTGAATAGCGAAGGTTATTTTGAGAGACAGAGACAGAGACAGCCGACTTCGGAATATTTTAATAGAAAAATAACTATAACAGAAAATGAAGAATATAAAACAGATAATAAACAATATAAATATTTTGTAAAATTAGGCGGTGGAAAAATCGGAGGAATAGACAAAGACGGAAACGGTTTAACTTTTTGTAGTCAACCGCGAAAGCTAACTTTAATTAAAGAAAATAATAAATATAAATTGATTTTCGGACAGGGCTATAATCAAATAAAAATAAAAGAAAATTATGATACTGAAGACGGCTATATGAAAGAAGACGGATTTGAAAGCGATGAAGACGGCAAGCTAAAAAAAATATATAGCTATGCTGGAGAATTATAATGACAGATAAACAATTTGAAAGATTTACGAATATTATTAAAGCTATAAATAAATTGTCTGAAAAAAGAAAAAATATATTTGATAATCAAAATATGATTATTACCATAACAGACAGTAAAAGATTTTATATACAAATTCGTATGAAATACTATAAAGGAAAATATAACGAACAATATATAAAAGATTTAATAATAAGCAAATTAAAAGATATTGAGAAAGAAAATAAAAAGTTAGATTTTGATAACGAATGCGGTTTAGATATAGTTTTTGAAAAAAAGAAGAATAATAAAAAAGCGAGGGCATAAAAATGAAAACAATAAAAAAGTGCGCTATATGTAATGAAGCTATTAAAGATAATCTAATTAAAGTAGATTATTTGAAAATAGACGGCAATATCGGAATTCAAATGATGCACGATAGTTGCTATAAAAAAATTAAAAAATTAGAGAATGGAAAATAAAGATGACATTAAAAGAATTTAAAAAAGAATTGGAAAAATATGAAGAACATTGGGCTTTATATTGTTTTGAAAACAATATAAAAAATATATTTTTTTTAGAAGACGACAAGGACGAAGAAGACGGAGCAATTCTTAAAAAAGCGGTTGTTTTAGAATATAACCACTTTTATAAAGAAAAAACTATAAATATAAAAGAGTTTTTAGAAATAACAAAAGATAAAAGCGATAACTATGATGTTTTAGGATATAACGATTTATTAGATAATTTATGTAAACCTAATGTGTTAAAAGTTATATGCGATACAAATTTAGATTTTACAGGAGATAAAATTAGATGAGCAAAGGTTATAACGAAATCGGAGCATTATGGAGTAGTTTTTCTAAAAATGGGAATATGTTTGAAAGCGGACATATAAAATTGAACGGTAAAAAATACATAATAAGAGTTTATGACAAGAAAAATAAAAAAAATAAACAACCTGAAAAACTTATTTATTTATGGGGAGAGGAGGACATAAAAAATGAAAAATGAAATAACGACTAATATACAAAAAACTAATTTCAATACGAAAGATTTAATTGAAATTAGTAAAAGAGTAGCGGGAAGCGGGCTTTTAGGAAGTAGAGACGAAAATCAAATATTTACTTTAATGATGCTCGCATACAAGGACGGCATAAATCCCGTGCAAGCAAGTATGGATTATCATATTATACAAGGCAAACCCGCCTTATCCTCTCAAGCCACGCTGGTTAGATTTCAAAAAGCAGGCGGGAAAATAAAATATATAAAAAGAACCGATACGGAATGCACTATTGAATTTATGCACGAACAAGCGGGAGAGTTAACGATAACTTGGAATATGGAACGGGCTAAACAGGCGGGGCTTAATTTGAATAAACAAAATTGGAAACAATATCCACGCCAGATGCTCGCTGCAAGATGTATCGCCGAAGGCGTGCGGGCTTTATATCCAGCCTGCCTTGACGGACTTTATTTAGTCGAAGAGGTGCAAGATTTTGATAAACCTTTTAATAATCAAAAAAGTAATAATAAAGTTATCGATACGCAAGCGGAGAGTATAGACAATAGCAAATACAATATTGAAACGAATACTTATACTATTGACGATGCAGAACAATATAACACAGTGCCGAACGGAAAAAATAAAGGAAAATTATGGAAAAATTTAGATATTGAAACATTAGACAAGGCTTTACAATATTACAAAGAGAAAAACGAAGATAACTATTCTAATGTAATAGAAAAAATCTTATTAGAAAAAATCGAAAGAGAAAAACAACAAAACGAAAATAACGAAGCGACAGATATAAAAGTTTCGGAAGACGAGGATGTATATAACAACAAAGAAGACGAATATATGTTTGGGGATGACGAAGACGAAATAGAGGATAGAGATGACGAAATTATAGATTTTGGAGAATAAAAGAATGGTTAGAGATACAAGCCGAAGCGCTTATAACAATGAAGTAAAACATTTTAAAAATAAGTTATATCCGATTATTTTGTCTACTCTTAATGAAATAGATAAAAATAATGAAGGAGCTACAAGAAGTGAAATAGCTAATTATTCTAAAATGGAAAAATCGACAGTATCGGCAAGAGTAAACGAGATGTTGAAATTAGGAATATTGCAAGAAGTCGGCAGACGGAAATGCAAATTTTCTAAAATATTGAGTTATACGATTGCGATTAATCCAAATAGGCAAGGGAGATTATTTTGACTTTATTTAATTTGAATGAACTTGACGATATTACGACTGAACCGAAAACGATAGTCAAGAAAGGCGAGTTATGGCAACTTGGCAAACATAGACTTTTATGCGGAGATGCAACGATAAAATCGGATGTAGAAAAACTTATGGACGAAGCTAAAGTTGACATGGTTTTTACGGACCCGCCATACAACATTGCATATAACGAACCAAACAAAAATAAAAGAATGAACGAAGTATTAGGCAATAAATTTGCAAATAAAAAAATAATTAAAAATGATAATATAGACAATATCGAAGAGTTTTATTTTAAAGCATTTTCAAATATGAAAGATATTCTTAATAAACATAATTCATTTTATATAACATGCTGTGGAAAAAATCTTTATGAAACATTAAAAGCCTTAAAAGATAACGATTTAATTATTAATACGGTTAATGTTTGGAATAAAAATAATTTTGTTTTATCTTTCAATGATTACAAAGGCAAGCATGAGTTTATCGTTTACGGTTGGAAAGATATGCATCGATTTTATCATAAAGGCAAATATCAATCGAGCGTATGGGATATTGCAAAGCCTATGCGGTCGGCAAAGCATCCGACAATGAAGCCGATTGAACTTATAGAGAATGCGATAAAAAATAGCACGCTTGAAAATCATATAGTTTATGATTGTTTTTTAGGAAGCGGAAGCACATTGATTGCATGCGAATATACAAAAAGAATTTGTTATGGACTTGAGATAGACGAGCATTATTGCGGAGTAATTATCGATAGATGGGAAAAAATGACGCATAAAAAAGCAAGGAGGTTGGCTTAATGAATGAAATAGATATATTAGAAAAAATGGCTTATGAACCGCCTTTATATTTAGAAAATGCAGAGCCATTATCGGCATTACATTTTGATAAAATAAAAGCGGAGTATAGAGCTAAAGATTTGCAAAAAGATTTGAAAAATATTTTCTTTATTGAAAGTAAATATTATAGGAAGGACGATAAATATATTTTTAGTTTTCAATATATTAATTTGGAATTTGAAATATGGACGACTTATAAAAATACTATGTTTTATGTAAAAGTTAAAAATAGTATTTACGAATACGAATACAAAAAAGATATAATAAAACTTTTTATAAATATTATATGTATGAGAAGTTTACAATAGGAGGATAAAAAATGAATAATGAAAAAGACGATTATAAAGATTATATGTATTCTGATTATGAAAGCGGTTTAATACAAGATAACGAATATAAATATAAAGTTAGAGATACATGGAAAGGACAGCTAACTTATGAAGGTAAACTTGTAGAAAAAGAAATAACAAAAAGAGAATTAGAGAGGTTGAAATATGATAATAGAATGCAATAACGGACGCTTAAAAACAAAATACGATTTTAATCAATTTATAGATTTTATAAAAGATGAAAATCAAAAATCTTTTTTTAAATCTATGAAAGAAGTTGACGGCAATAAAGATTATCTTAAAACAGATTACGATTTGAATTATATTGCTTTTGACGAAATTGTATTTATTAAAAATGGTGATTGGAAAGAAATTAATCACAATATCAAACAATGCGATATTGAAGTTTTATTTTATTAAAAAAAAAGAGAGGCTTAAAATGAGTATATATGATTATAAACCAGACGATATAATTAAAGCGTATGATATTTTAGAAGAGATGCGAAAAAAATACACAATGAGTTTAAGTAAAGAATTACAAAAAGACACTTTAGAATTGATAAAATTAAAAAATATCGAAAGAGATATTATAAATTGTCAAAATTTATTAAATATAGAATTAGAAAGAGTAGAAGAATTCCAAATTTTATTAAAAACAAGAGATGATATTTTGAATACATTAATAAACGATTATCATATTCATAAATATTTTGATACTTCAAGCGAAAATGAACCATGCACGCTTAATTTTGTATTTGAAAATGAAAATTATACTCTTAAAATAGATAAAAACTATATTACTTTTTTTGACACTTATAAAAGCGAAAAAATTTTAATAACCGAAAGTATAAGAATTTTCACAGAGGGAGATTTTATCGATAAACAAGAAAAAGCAATAAAAAAAATAGCAGACATTTTATTAAAACCCGTTTGCTAAAATAAAAAAGTTATCGGAGGGTAGAAAAATGAAAAAAAATAAAGATTTCAAAACTAAAAAAAATAATAAGGTTATAACATTAAAGAAGACGGATACACTAGCAAAATGTTTGTCAATAACTTTATTATTAAGTAAAGAGCAATACGAAGCATTAAGTCCAGATGCTTATAAAAAAATATTCGGGGATTGGAAACAAAAAGAGCTTAATTGCTTATATAAAATGTATGAAGACGGTTATATAGTATCGGTTGCTTATGGTTATTACGATGCCGTTTATAAAATTAAAAAATATTTGGAAGGAGGGGCAATTTTATGGAAATAAATACATATACGCTGGAAAAAGAGGAAAAATTATTTTTCGAGTTTATGAAAGATGCTTTTTGTATAGACTACTTATTATTTAATAAAAATTATACAAAAATACACAGGCAGAGTATAGCGATTTTATTAACTATAACAGAAGTAGAAATTACAGATAAAACATTTTTAAGTTATGATTATATCGATTTTGTAAAATACGATACAGAGCCATATGTGTCTAATTTTGATAAAGGTAAATATCTACATTTATCTTTTTTAGGCGATAAAGGAATACCTTTTACAACTTTAAGAAAAAATAATGAAGAGAATAGAAAAAAATATATA